TCCAGTCACCCCGACTGGAAAGTGGGTAACTATCTATAAGCCAAGAAGTTACCCACTGTCGCCTCAAAAAGGCGGGACAGATACGGGACAGTCCTGTATCGATCGAGAGCAGCCGAAGTCGCAAAAAAAATTTTTGGCGACATGGCGAAGAACATTGATGAGATTATTTCTTATACGCCCGCGGAGCTGCGGGTGGGTAAGGAGACGTATGTGTCTCTGTACGCATACGATCCGCTGAGCAACAAGCTCAGACGGAAGCGATACAAGCTGAATCATATCGAGTCGTCCGCGGAGCGCAAGCGGTACGGGCGTGAGCTTTGCGCGCGACTGAACGAGCAGCTGCGCAATGGATGGAATCCGTTTATTGAAACGGATTCTGGGAAGGGATATGCGAAGTTTGAAGAGGCTGTCACGGACTGGATACGCAGGCAAGAGCGACTGATGAAGGACGGGGTAACGCGTGAAGCTACGTATGTAGAGTACGCCTCGAAGGTGCGGAACCTGCTGAAGTACAATCGCAATCAGCGTATCCCCATCGTGTACATCTATCAGATGGATGCGAGTTTTCTGAACGACTTCCTCGACTACATCTATATCGATCGAGGAAATACAGCAAAGACTTACAACAACTATATACGCGTCATCAGCGTGATGTGCAAGTTTTTCCTCGCGCGAGGGTATATCAGTACAGACCCTTGTGCGCAGATCAAGTCGATAAGTCGCAACCGTCTCCCTCAAAAGGAACGGAATGTCATCAGCTCTGCAGACCTCCGAAAGATATACGAATACTTGAGCGAGCACAATCGCCACTTCCTCCTCGCTTGCTATCTTGAGTATTACTGCTTCGTTCGTCCGAAGGAATTAAGCATGCTGCTCATTGGGGATATCAGCTACAAGAGTCGCACGATCCTGATACGCAAAGAGGTAGCGAAGAACAGGAAGGAGGAGATCACGACAATGCCCGAGGTGGTGATCAGGATGCTGATCGATCTCGACATACACGCCCATCCGGACAACTACTATATTTTTTCTGACAACTTCATGCCGGGCAGGGATCGGCGAAGCGAGAAGACCTTTCGGGATGAGTGGCTGAAGATGCGGCGCAAGCTCAAGCTACCGGAGAATTATCAGTTTTACTCCTTGAAGGATAGCGGGGTAACGGACATGCTGGAGAAGAATATACCCGCAATCGCTGTGCGAAACCAGGCGCGACACTCCAGCGTGTCCGTCACAGAGATATACACGCAAAGGAGAGAGCGGAGGGCGAACGAAGAGATCGCGAAATTTGAAGGTAACTTTTAATTTTTTTCTGCCTGCCTTGCATTTTTCGCGTCCTACAGTCCTACCGTCCTACAAAAAATCGGTGCCGACCCAATGGATCGACACCGAGACAACTATAAAAACACAACTCAAATCAAATCCGGATGGAATATCCGGAGCCACTCTGTTATTCCGCGCGCCAACTTTGCGAGGCGGATAGGATCCGTCTCATCATCTTCGAGAACGGTGATCCGCTGCTCGCCGTTCAGGTTTCCCCTTTTGAATTTCAGCACCACCCCGGCTTGGGTGTCGGTTGCGACCATGTAGCCGGGCTCCTTACTGTTGTGGAGTAGATATTTGGGTGCAGGAGTTTCTACAGGCGTAAGGCTGAGCGTATATCCAAAGACGTCAGCAATAGCCAGTATCGTGTCGAGCAGGGCGCCCGCCTTTAGCATACGGGCAACCGACGCTCGCGCAACGCCGGCGCGCCCGGACAGGTCTCGGACAGACATGTCCATCTCCTGTCTGACGAACTCGAGCGGGATGATTATCTCAGCATATCGGATGTCTACGTCCGAGATAATCTCTCCTACACAGTTCTCTATACCGCACCCAAGCCGGTTGCAGATAGCTTCTGCGACAGGCAGGGCGATTTCAAACGTTCGCTGCAGCTCGTCTTCGGACAGGACTTCGATGATCCAGTCCGCTGCAGTTTTTTTCGATGTAAGTATTTTATGCTTCATATTCCTTGAAAAATTTTTTAGAACAAAAGCCTGTGGGCAAAAGCCCACAGGTGCCCGAGCCCCTCGATAGCGCAGGGTGTAAAACCTTTTTCAATATATCCCCTGCCTGTAGGGGGCCGCATCAGGTAATACATCTACTATGTTCTTCAGGGTTTCTGCGGAGCCTGAAGACTTTAGCCCGTTATACTTCCGACAAACCGGCAAAAATTCGGACAGGATTACTTTTTCCTCCGTCCTCGCTTCATCCTGTCATCGAGTCGCCGCCAATCATCCTTAGTTTGGACTCTTTTGAAGCTGGAGAAATAGGCCTTACCGGCAAACCATTCTCGATATGAGAGGTTGACGGTATGCCTGTCGCTTGCGCGAAGAAACCACCTGCATGATGCAACCCGACGGCATTGGCTCCACGAAAGGGCGGAGTAAGAAGATGGGTTGTGCTTTGCGCACCAGTGGTCTGAGTAGCGAATCACATATTCGCCTTTTTTATTCGTCCCGTACCAGTACTCCGATCCGGACGGAGACACGTAATCCGGATCGCGCAGTGGAGGCTTGCACCCCTTGAAGACCGCGTAGGTCTCAAGGAAGTAGTTGTGTTTGTTTATTGCTCTATCCATCGGACTCAGTCGACAAGCCATGTATACATATTTAACTTGTGAATGAGAGAGCAATACAAGTCGTGAAACTCCTTCTTTTCTTCTTCTGAACGAAACGTAAACAGCTTGCCCAGCTCATCGATGTATAATCTTTCGACATCGTTACTCTTTGTGTGGATATCTTTTCGCTTACGCAAAACAAAAGCCTTGTATTCGCGTATCAGGCATTCAAGAGTTTCTAACTCTTGAAAGTTCTCAAAGTATCTTTTATCCATAGACGAATCGATGTCGCGATAGTATCTCTCGACACCATGCGTGCTCAGGAATCTATCCAGTTGCTCCTTGTGGATAAATCCACATCGGTTAAGATGGGACAGGTTTACAGTTAGGTCTGATTCCTTTTCTTTCGACACTTTCCAGTTAGCAAAGTGTCCCTCTGTATAGGTCAGATTAAGGATGATATCATCCTCTTGATATGTTTCTTCACCGACACGTATTTCTTCGATTTCTGAGTTACAGAATATATTTTCTCTTATATATTCAGACTCAAATGTCAGAACTCTATTTTCGTCAGCAGAGAGTATACCGTATATATTATTTCTCCAGCCGGGGTCTGGCCACCGGCACTTTATGACCTGCCGGAAGTCCCCTAATACGATGCCCGCCCCCAGTGGGGTGGAAACGAGACGGTCCGGTCGTATCTTTTTTCTATTGTACACTTCACACCTGTGTACCAAATAGAACTCGTATCCTCTCCTCATGAACATGGATTGAGGATGATACCAATACGCACCGGGCTCTGTTTCCCAATACTTCATTGGTTTGCATGATATTTCTATTGAGAGGGTTTCAGTATCATCTTTTATAATGAGCATATATCGTAATAGGTCTACGAAATCACAACAGAAAATTTCGGAAATCTTATACTTTTTCTCTCTGAAAATAACTTCTTCTCCTTTTTTGAATAAGTATGTTTTCACTTTCTTCATTGTTTTCTTGCTCGGTTATCGCATTGAGCTCGTCGGTCTTGTTGTTATATTTGCAAGCCAATCGGTCTGTTCTTGTTGTGACCGGTTGGCCGCCCGCCCCCCTGTTAGTTGCTGATCAGACGGGGCGGGCTTTTTTTACAGGTTATGCTTCTGCTTACACTCGACGTAAAGAGCTTCGTATGCTTTCTTTTCTGTTGAGAAGTAATCATCAGGCGTTACTGGAGGCAGACAGTCGGCTGCTTTGATTCGATCAATAGCGAGCGTGTTCTGTGATACGCATGCGTACTCCCGTCCTCTGAACTCTATCACTATTCTATATGAGCCTCTCGATTGCAGAGGCATGAATCGTACACGGGACTTCAATTCTTTAAGTGTCATGGTTTCTTTTTTTTGTGCCCCGCACGAGGCGGGGCAGGTTGATTATAATGTTGAAGATGCTTTAAGGGCGGACATTGTGTAGTCACATCCCTTGAGATACTGATTCAGTACCATTTCTTTTGCTTCCTTTTGGTTTCGAGCGAATACGTTATAAACACTACCTGAAGAAGTTCTCACTCTGAATTGTTTAACTGTTGCTTTCATTTTCTTGTTGTTTTTTTTAGTTGTTAGTTGCTGTTGTTATCTCTTAACACTACAAATATACGGCATCTTTTCGACGTGGCCAAATTTTTGGCCACTTTTTTATTTATTTTTTTCGAAGAGATTCATTGCGTGCATCTCCTTGCAATGATCGCGGAAATTATCTCTGCGAAGATTGGCTCCCATAGCGCGATCGGCTTGTTCGATCGCCTCGGAAAGATAGCGGAAGAAGGACGCTATGCTCTTCAGCATTCGGCCCTCTTTCACCTTTCCGGCCCCTTCAAAGTAATTGAATACAACTTCAAAGTATTCTTTCTTAGAAAGAGAGGGTGTACTACCTAAGCGGCAGATGTGTTCGAAGCTCTTACTGTAAGCATCTTCTACGTTGTTTCTATTTCCCTTGAGGAGGTTAAGTATTTCGGGTTTCATCGTTTCTTCTGTTTGCTGTTGTTCTTTCTTTACACTACAAATATACGATGCTTTTTTGGTGTGGCCAAATTTTTGGCCACTATTTTTGATTGAATTTTTCTATGAGAAAACGCGTTTTGATAGATAGCATCTATATTGCAATCATAACATGCTGTAATACATACAGTTGCAAAACACAAACAAGAAAAAAGAATTTTCATCAGAGCATAAAAAAGGGCAAACTTTTTAGGCTTGCCCTTTTCGTTTTGTCCCGTTACCCTTCAAACTAAGGGCAGATTGGACAGCTTTCGCTTAAAAGTTAGCGGCGGTTACAAACCCTTTCTTTGAAACACATGCGAATATTTCAATTCCTGTCCTGCCCCCGGAGGGACAGGGCGGCTTGCGCCGCTGGTGCAATTGGTTCCGCTAACGATGCAAATATAAAAAGAGTTTCTAAATGAAACAAGAAAAGCGAAAAAAAATATGCGGAAGGATGATCCTCCCGCACACTTTCTGAAACAGATAGAGGGCTGTTATCCCTTACAGCCCCAGGGTTCGCAGGGGTGGAGCGTGATACGCACACCCTCGCAATAGATAAACTTGATTCCACCTCGACCGTTGCGCTCAACGACGGCGGTCTGCTTTCCGTCACCTTCGATTTCACAGATACTTTTCAGCATGCGAATAATCTTATCCTTCTGCTGAATAGAGATCAACTTACTGCGAAGCTCTCCATACGCGAATTCGAACACCTCAGCGTGGTGCTCACCCTTGCGAGCCTTAGCCTGCTCGCTGACAGCGACAAAGAACACCAGTTCTGTCGTGTCTACATCTTTTTTTTCGAACATAGTTTATTATAGAGTTTAGGAAGAATACCCCTCAACAATCTGGCGAAGAGGGATAACAAGAAAATCGCGACGAAACATGAAAGCACGAAGTCAAACGGGAATCCGGATGCGCGTCGAGAGGCAGACTCTTTTGACTTGAGCTGCGACTGTGCAGAGAGCTGCACGCGAGTGCGCTCTGCCGACAGCGCGCTATCGATACGCACTTGCAGCACACTGTCTATAATAGACATTGTCAGTTCAGACCTGTGCCCAAGCTCGTTGTGCTCCTTGCGCTTGAGTATCGATTCCGCAGCGAGATAGCTGCCGAGGCCGTCTCGCTCGTACTGCTTTGTCACCAGCTCGAGGTCGACGGAGCCGGACAACCAAGCCTCCACCGTAGCGGCGGCGGTGGAGGTGGTGGAACGTTGCACATTTGTCTTTTGCACTGCTGTCTCTGCGCGTGCAGCATCGCTTATCACTGTCTCTGTACGTTGCGCATCGATCGAGTGCGAGTACTTACTCTTAACTCGACAACCTATCTGCAAGAGCGCTGCCGACATAGCAATAAGGACTGCAACAAAGTAGCAGATCGCGGGTCTGTTACATCGAGTTCGCTTCATAGCTCGTTCAGATACTTGATGATGCCATTCACGTGCAGCGCCGTGATCGCCTTACGCCCCTCAGGAGAGAGGAGGAATTCCACGTCCAAACGATTGTCCTGAAAAAGATTCTCCGTGAGGACGGCAGCGCAGAGCGTATTCTTCAGTATGTAGAAGTTAGCCTCTATATCCCTGTCTCCGTCCGTTGTGTCCGCCCTGTAAGGACGTTGCGCGGAGGAGTAGTACCCGTCCTTCTTCCCAGTCAGCTGACGCTCTGCATACTCTTTCAGATACACTTCAGCCGAATCGTACAGACACTCCGCGAGGCGGTCGGACTTAGTCCGCCCCGGGGTCGTATAAGCACTCCAACCTCCCGCCAGCATCCACCTGCTGCCGTCGCCGGCGGCGTCGACATGGATAGAGACAAGCAGGCAGTTCTTCGCCCCGACTTCCTTGCAGACATCGTTTACGCGCTGCACGCGAGTAGCAAGAGATACATCCAGCTCCTCACGCACAATGCGCTCAGCATCATAGCCACGACGGCGCAGCTCTGTCACGACGGCGTCCGCTATCTCGCGTGTGTAGAGATACTCACGCAGGCGGCCGTCTGGTGACCGCTTGCCAGGCGTGTTGATGCCATGCCCGTTGTCGATCAGAATCCTCATACCTCTTTGTCCTCCTCGCCTGTTTCTCGCACGATTTCATCGCGCACCATCTCTCGAAGTCCGGATCGCAGCTGCAACAGCTTATATCTGTACGTATAGTCAATGCCTATAAGTGCACCGGAGAACGTCAAGATCTCACCGAATGCAACAAGAATGCTCTCATGAATGATTCCGAGGGGCGGCACCCAAAAGGCGCTGAACAATAGCACAACGCCGACGAAAATAAGGCCGCAGGCGAGGTAAAACTTCACGGCTCCGGAGGGCCTTCTGTTTGTTGTCTTTTTCATTTCGTTTGTATCAATTACATACCTGTCGAACTGTCAAGGTTCGGCAGGATGGGATAAATAATTAGCGATCCGTTATCTTTTCTCACCTCGTAAATGCTTCGACGGGGGAGGGAACGAATCCCCCCTACGACAGAAGCTCCTTGCAGAAGAATGCTGTTCTGAGAATTATTCTGAATACGAAACTCGAATCCATCCGGGAGGGACGAGGGTACGGTCATATATACCGTCCTGCTTGAGCCATTGTACGTTACGCGAGACATTTTGTCGGTTATTGTGAAATTACTCGCTGTGATGTAGTTGCGAGGGATAACTATCCCGTTCATCTTTGCCGTCCACTGCTCTTCCCCTCGCACCTGACTGACCGCTCCCCAAACGCGTTCCATATCAGACACGCCGACTCGAGCGTCGAATACGGAAGCATCCATCAGCAGCCAGCGCACGCCTCTCGACGTGCCGATCGCCCTGAAGGTTAGAGACAGAGCTTGCGAGCAATCGATGTCCGATATCGCTCGAAACTTATTGCTGCCCGTGACGCTCGTTGACAGCTCGTACCCCTTGCATCCAGAGAAAGAGGGGAGGGAGGAGCGATAGACGAAGTTGGTGAAGGGCATTGCACCGGGCGTCACGATCCCCACCTGACTGCTCGACTTATTCGTATGTATATAGAACGCGCGAGACCACATCGCGCAAGCCTGCAAAGGTTCATGAACACGAGCAATCGTGATCTCCCTGTCCATCAGCAGCTCGGGGCAGGGCAGGATGATCGGAAGCCCTGCATTTGTCAGACGGATGGTGCTGCAGACGGATCCGCTCTTTGCCTGTGCCGCCTGCTCGATCGCTGCTATCGCAGACAGGTATTCCGTGTCGGAATTGATGAGGATAGACGGTTCCAGATTTCCAAATTTTTCTTTCAGCTCGGAGATAGACACACCGTGCTCGCTCAGCGTCGCATCGTGATGCTCGAGCATCTGAGACTGCTCTGGGCTGAAGGTGCCGATATCGCCTTTTTCCCCTTTCAAGTTGACGGGATTCATGCCGTTTACCTGCAGGCTCGTCCCCACCCACCTGATGGATGGGCTGAGATCGGAGGAAGAGGGCATAAAAGATAGAGGCGGATTGTCCAGCTTACCCTCATACAGACACACCCAATCTACAGACAGAGACCCAAAGTCGCCGCCATTTCCCGAGGCCGAGATGGCATATAGTCTAAGACTATCAATCGAAATACCCCAACGCAGATTCGGGTAAATAACAGATACGTTCTCCCCCTCGTCTAAGGCTCCTGGTGAAAACTGGCCGTCAAAGTATGTAAGTATCTTACAAGCAGGTGTTTTCTTCGTGAATTTATATTTTATCACCATGGTGAAGAACTGGTCTACACCGGCAGTCCCGACGAGCGTTTTGTCCAGATCCCACTTAGCGATCATGTAAGGAGTACTGCTACTCCCCATGACCGAAATCGGCACGCTTTTTTTTACAAGATTGACCTGCGCACCTGCACCATCCTGCGTGCTGTCTACTATGAGTGCCTCACTGCGCATTGCTACACGTTGATGTCGAAGTAATAAGTCCCCATCTCCCCGTCCGCCAGCTGCAAACGAACATCAGTCGAGCCGGACGCTGTAACGGTCTTCTTCAGTATATCCGCGCCTGCAGGATTCTGCTTGTACCATTTCACCGTCTTCCCGCTGCCCTGCACAGACTTCTCGACACCGCCGACGAACCATTTCGGAGTCAGGACGACCTTGCCTCCGATCCCCCCTACCACCTTGCCGTTACGGAAGTCGCCCACGCGATCGACATACAACCGAACAGCGGAGAACTCGCCCGCCTCTTTAGCTGCGATAATCTGCGCTTTTGCCGTGTTCGCCTCAGCGGCAGCACTGACTGCAGCGTTAGCTTTCAGCTGTGCGAGGTTGGCCTTGTCAGCTGCATCGTTCGCTGCAGCGTTAGCGTTCGAAACAGCAGCCGTAAAGGCAGGTATCTTGTCCGCAGCTGCATACTGATCCGAGTCGGAGCCGTCTGCTTTTTTCCACTTCCCTGTTGCGGGGTTGATTTTGGGGGTTACATCCTCTTTGAACGCCTGATCCGCTTTCAGCTTGCTGGCAGCGAGGTTAGCTGTAGGCTCCTTCACTTTGTCGACAATGTGCACTGTATTTGCGGTGATCTTGTCTTTGAAGTGTTCGTTTGAGTCGTTCTGTTTTACCTGCTGTGTCAGATCCGCAACCGACACGGAGAGGTTAGAGTACGCTCCACCGCCTATTTCATTCCACCCGAAGTCTGACGGAGATGTCGGTTCCCCCTTGACGGTTCGGTGGAACCTGTACTGAAACATATTCTTCGACTGAGCCGACTCAGGACTCTGAGCATCCACTTTGATTGTATAGATATCGCCCTCGTGCTCCAAGCACTCGACAAGCGTATTCCAGAGCGATGCAGGCTCGTTGGAAGAGGTCGGTATGCAATTCCCGTAGTGATACTGAACCGCGTTGTCGATCACCTTCTTATTAAGAATATTTACATCAGCAGAGAGCGAGCCGAGGGCAGCCTGATTGCCTTGATTGACAGCCTCCTGATTAGCCTTAAAGGCTTCCAGCCCACCGATCTTACCTTCCGCCGCTACAACCTTGTCGTTCAATGTTGCCTGCGACGCCTGAAGACCTTGTATTTTCGACTTCTTGTCGTTTTCGAGAGCGGTGGAAGCAGCTCCCATCGCATTGTTGAACGAGGTGATTTCCGGGGCAGACGGATTCGAGTAGTCGATCTCGTGATTCGCATCTTTCGTCTGAATCGTTTGAAGCGCGGTGTTGATAGCGCCTATCAGCTGGGTCTTATTGGGGAGTGTCGATGCCTCCAGCTGCTTGATCTTCGAGAGCGCAAGCGTGGAGGCGGAGAGGGAGAGACCCGCACCGTCCAATATCGACGCAACTATAATTGTTTCCGATCTCATATTCTTTTGTGTTTGAATTGTTCGATTATACGTTCATCATCCTCTTTCGAGGTCTCAAGCCAGAAACGCAACTTATGCTTGAAGGCCCGCTTGATGGTCACCTCGTGCCGCCCCAACGCATAAGCGTCCCACTCCGCGTCAGTCATACCTTCATGTTTCCCCGTCTTGCTCTTGCGATGCCAAACAAAATTGACGGCCGGCACCATCGCCAACACCTGATCCGTTATATCCTTTCCGTTGAGTCGCACCCCCACGCTCATCCTGGAAGTCGGCTCCTGCTGCAGCAGGATACCCTCGCTTGAGCGAATGAATACTTCGAGACTTTGAGCTGCTGTAATCGACTGATCGATCGAGGCAGCAGTCAAGTCCGTGTACGTTTGAGCTTGATGGAATGCATGTTGCTGTGCCTCTGTCGCGTAGCCCAGGGCGGTCGTATTGTTCTCTTGACTTACGACGTTGAGCTGCTGAAGCATCTGATCAGTCAGCTTGTCCGTCAAGCTCTTTTGTGCGATGAAGATCACCTTGCCGAAATATGCCAACGCATCCTCGACAGCGACAATCTTCTCCTCTGCATCCGAATCGATCGTGTGATGAGTCGCGAAAAACTCGCGCAAGGCATCGAGCGCCTCCTGCGCCCGCTGATCTGCCTCCGTCAACGCTACTCGCACGATGTCTACCAGCAGGGGGTTGCGCTTCAGCTCCTCCGCTTGCAATCGCAGCATCTTCAGCTGCGACCGGAAGGACGCGAGTATCGATGCAGGGGCGGAGGAGTTATGCCCCTCTTGAGAGAGATACCATGTTATGTAGTCCTTGATGAGCTTATCGATATAAGGTTGTAGCCCGGACTGTAGTCCGCTCATCAGCTGATTATACCCGATGACGCCCCACGCATTGTTGAGCAGCGCAGGGAAAAGAACCCCCTCGCCCGGGCTCAGCGGCTCGAGGTTAGATGGGTGAGGGGGCAACAGAAAATCCGACGGCGCAACGGGGGGAAGAACGAGGGAAGGAGGTGTATCGTTCAAAAGCGAAACATTAAGCCCGCCCTTGTCGTCAGAGAGTCTGTATGTGAAAGTGTAATTCGAAACGCTGTCGGAGGTAAGCCCCTCGCCGCCGGCTTCTGTCAGCACGATGGGATAGAGCACTCCGCCGCGGAACACGTAGCGGTTCGGGCTGCGGAAGAAGTCCAGCAGCCAGGTGCGCTCGCGGAGGGAGAGGGTGCCGGTATCCTGCCTCCAGGTGCGCGGAGACTCGACATCGTATGTCGTAGTCGCATCCTTGCGCGCGATGGTCTTGTCTTCTGACGCGAGCACCACCGACTCATCGCCGAACATCCTCATCGTGTCGATGCCCCCCAGCGAGTTCTCCCATAAGAACCAACGCTCATCCTCTGAGCGTGGAAGATCGAGCACGTACTGCATCTTCGCCCCGCCGGCGGTCTCGACATCGTAGTAAGCGATATGCGCGCCCTCCTCGATAGCTGCGATAGCACTCATCGCCGCAGGGCTGACGTCGAAGGTGTATACGCCCGTCTGCTGCACCTGCACCGACTGCCCGCTGACCGCCTTGGTCGGGCCTGCGCCCTTGCGCGTATAGATGCTGAAGGATACGGTATCGCTCCGTTTGAGGTAGAGCGTCAGGTATTCAGGCTGTGGGCCGAGCACGTATTTGCGCCTGCTCTGCCAGGTGAGGGGATTGGCGCGGCACCACTCTTCGAGCCCTCCCGTGATGCCGGTGGCCGCACCTCGCAGCACGCTCAATACCAAGCCGGCTGACGTCTCCTGCATAAACCGCACCGACACGGACAGCAGCATCCGCGTCTGCCAGATAAACCGATCGCCTGCCGGCACCTGCTCGAATGAGAAGTAAGGACGCAGGATATCCTGCAAGTCGATGCTCACGCGCCCACCGGCAGGCGTGTAGGAAAGAGGGATGTTCGCAAGCGAGGAGGAGCCGGCTGAAATCGAGATGACGGCGGTCAGAACCGACTCATCCGTCTCGACGACAACCGGCTGCAGGTTGCCGAGCAGCTGCAGCCCGGCAAGGGTGATGGAAGAAGGGACTAAGCGATACATTTCTGTGATGTTTGTATCGCAAAAAAAGCACCGCGCCCAGCCTCCTCAAAGGACAGCTTATAAAGGCTTGGGTTTCAAGCAAAAGAAGATCGTGAAGTACCTCGAATCGGGTGCCGGCTGGGGGTCGACCGGGTTCAATCCTCCGCCAGGCGGATCGGGAAGCGGCTGCGGCATCGGGCTGCTTCCGAGGTCGTATCGAGAGTAAGCATAGACGTAAGACATACCCGTTTCGATCTGTTCTTTTGTCGGTGCCGGTACCACCCTGTCGCCTCGCTGCTGGAAGGCTTCGTACAGCGGTTGGTACGCCTTACCCCAGTCGTACAAGCCCGGAGACGGTGCGTCGGGGCCATAGGTGCCCGGCCCTCCCGACTGCGCATCGCACTCGGGCAGGTCGTCATCATCGTAGAAATGTACCTGCGAGCCGACCGGCTCGACAAGGCTGTATTTCCAGCGCAGCTCCACCTCCCACGTATGCCGAGGCAGCGCGGACAGCGTGCCGCCGGCGGACTTGAGATATTCAGAGCTGGTCAAGAAAGACAGGTCGCTCGAGGAAATATGGGGGCGCATAGAGAGGGAGCGAAGCGATACTGTCGAGGAGGAGCCCGCGGAGGAGCTATATCCGATTTTTTCGGGGAAAAATCGGTTGCCTTCGATAACGAGCGGCTTGACGGCCGACAGCGTCATCTTATCTACACCTCGAAGCTGCAATGTCGCCTCCGCCTCGGTCAATCCATATCGGAGCAACTCCTCGTACTTACGATAGTAAAGCTCAAACAAGCTCTTGTCTCCGTTGTACAGCAGCGACTTCTGTGTATTCGAATCGATGAGTCCACCCTGCCGGAGCACGCCTTGCCCCGAAACGGGCATGGCAAACATGATCGGCAGTTCGCCCTTGTCGTCTTCGTCCGCCGTCTTGCCATCCGCGAGCCGGCAGAAGCTGTTCAGCCAGCGACCGTCACCCACCTGCGCAATCGCAACATCTTCAAACGCCGTCTTCGCATAAGGGAGCTGGAGCGCGGGTACCGTGTCGCCGCAATCCACAACCTCAGCCTCGTAGTCTTTATGCTCATCGATGTAGTTCGTCACCAGCGAGCCCACGGACAGTAACTTGCCCGTCATGTCGCGCATCACCATAAACCGATACAGTATGCCAGTGCGGATGTCTATGCACAACCCTTTCCGCTTGCGCAGCACCTCTTTGAGATTGTCTATCTGCGTATAGCCCTCACCGTCCACGCCCTGCGGGAAACGGGGTGCAACGAAGGAAGAACTCTTCAGCTCGAGGCGGCGATACTTCTGCGGATAGCGGAAAGTCACGCTGCCGGCGAGGCGATCGGACAGATCTGTATTCTCCGCCTCCAGCAACGTGTCGAAGCGGACGAAGCGTACCGAGGTGGCGGATTCGTCTGCCACCCAGCGCGACATGAACTTGCCCTCGACGGAGGACAGCAGCTCCACCACCGAGCAGTCGGGAGCCAGCTGCAAGGGGATGATATAGCCGTTCACGATCGAGTCGTAGTTGTTGTTCAGCAGTACAATGTCCTTGTACGGAGCTTCGTCCAGCACGCCCCAGTCCGAGATAGCGTACCCGTAGTGCTTGAATATCCGCTGCAGCAGCGGGCGGAGGCGGAGGAAGGGGGTAAGGAGGAAGCAGGCAGGGATAACGGTCATCTGTCCGCCGATGTCGATCTTGCGATCCGTGTTCGCAGCGAAGATGCTGCCCGTCGTGGGCGTGCGGAACTTATACTCGTTGAGTATCTGCTTGTCAGCGAGAATGGGGAAGATATCGATAATATCCGCGTCCGTCAGCTCCGCCTTGCGCGCAACACTCTCGAGATAGAGCATCGCCGCGCGGGCTGTGCCGTAGTCGAGCTTCGTGTACTGACGCTCGACCACGTCGGACAGTTTATCCTTCTGCATGATTGAGTAGAGCTTGCCCATGTTCAGCACGAAGCTGCACTCGAAGCCATCGGCCTCGTTCGCAGATAGGAGCAGCATCTTTGCAGGGAAGAAGAAAGCACCGTCCTCGATCGACACATCGTAAGAAGAGCGGATCACACCGAGTCCGATGTCGTGAGGGAAGCCCAGCAGCCGCGTGTTGGTGTCGGACGGTGGGAGGGTCACAGGGATACTGTGCTCTCCCAGCTCGGAGAAGAAGGGATTGATGCGCGTGATCTCAACGCTGAAGTCGGCAGGCAGGTCGAAAGCCTCACCGGAAACGAGTCGTATTAACATAGTTACTTCTTACGTGCAGCCTCCTCACTGCGCTCTTTTGTCTTACGCTTGCGCTCCAGCTCGCTGTACACGATCGAGGCGCGGAGCCCCTCCTTGCCGGTACGGTCGAGGGTGTCGATAAACTTCTCGAGTACGCGGATCGTCCGCTCATCGCGAGCCCCACCGCCCACGAGGGGCGTAAGAACCGACTGCGATTCCGCACCGCCGACGGGCCGGATGTAACCGCCGGACTCGTGTCCTACGTAGCGGTTGCGGATAACGGTAGACATGTCTATCGTCCGTATCTGTCCGCTCAGCTGCGCCGCATCGAGCAGCCGGATGATGGGTGCCACGGTCGGGTTCTGCAGCGCGTCATTGCTCGCCACCCACTCCCGACTGCGACCTGCCGGCCCTTCTCCCACGATCACCGTCGGTCTGTCCACATACCCACGACGGCGCGGTTCGTGCAGGGCGCGGAAACGCTTACCGTCCTGCTCGCGCTCGACGTCTATATAGCCACCCTCTTCCCGTCCGCTCGCGACGCGGATAGGCAATCCGGTCGGAGAAGAGGAGCTTCCACCCTTGCCGCCCGGCCGGGCGTTCTTCACCTTCTGTCGTTCCTGATTAGCAACTGCCACCTGTGCGGCTCCCGTCACTGCAAGAAGAGCGGCTGCCACCGAACCGCCGATCGGGCCGAGCTGCGCATAAGCCTGCATGATGGCAGCAGCAGTGGAGGTTATAATCTCCGAAACCTTGATAGCGAACTGCACATCCGCATATTTCTTTTGTATCTCGAGCTTCTCGCGCTCACGACGTTCTTCGATTTCCGCGATCTTCTCCTGATTGCCTTCAGCCGCTTGGATTTCTGCGTCGTACTTCGCGTCGATGCTGGCGAGTTCTGCATCCTTGAGAGCGTTGACCGTGTTCGAAACCATCGACACCAACATCGAGGCAACCTCTGTTGCCTTGCTCACGATCATGTTGCGACGAGCTTTCTGATACTCTGCTTCGCTTAGCAGTCCTTGTTGATGCATCTTCTTCAGACCCTCCATCTCGATAGCGATCATTTCTGTAAGAGTAGCGATACCGACAGACTTACGTGCTGCAGCCTTATTCACGTTATACTCAGCCTCTATGTTTGCCAGGGCTTGCTGATGCGCGCGCTCCAGCTGCTCGGTCTCCTGATGCTCCCGTCTGAGGAGTGCCATCCGCTCCTCGTATGCCGCATTCAGAGCAGCGATACGAAGGCGGCGTTCGTCATCGATAGTCGCGATGCCGGCATCGTGCTTGTAATCCATCAGTGCAGTCTCCAGTTCCTTGCGAGTAGCAAGCTCCTTGTCGGCACGATCCTTTTCCGCAGCGAGAAGACGGGCGTTCGACTCTTCTGTATATTTCTCTTTGAGTCCGAGCGTCTGTATCTCAAGCTCCTGCAAGTCGTACTGATAATTACGCTGCAAGGTCAGACGGTGATCGGCTGCTTCTTTCTCGATCTGCGCAAGGGATGCGTTCAGTTCCGCTTCGCTGATCTTCCCTGCTGCACGCTTCTCCTTCAGGGCATTTCGCAATGCTTCTGCGGATTCGTCGTACAGCTTCAGTTCCGTATCGTAGCTGCTCTTCAAGAGGGAGAGCTTTGTCTTTTCGAATTCCTTAAACTCCGTCTCCTCCTTCTGCTTATGCTTGAGTCGCACATCGAGCAGCTGACCCTCCAGCTGCTTGCGCTCAGAAGCCTCCAGCTTAGAAGCCGACAACCTGTGCTCGATGGACGAAACAGTCAGGTCATAGACAGCACGCTCGTACTGCTCGCGACTGATCAAGCCATCCGCCAGCTGCCGCTTCAGCTCGTTGGTGTCGACTGTTTCTTTCTTGCCGCGCCCGCCGGTCTCTTTCTTCGTGCGACCCAGCTGCTTGAGCCGGTCGATCTCCTTTTCAATCGACTCGATCTTCTTATTCTTCGCCGTGATCTCCGCTTCGGTCGCTTCCGGCATCTGCTTTGCGACCTCGAGCAGATCTTCCTGCTCTTTGATGAGTGAGGTGGTAGCCTCCGCCACCTGCTTTGCTCCCGAAGCCATCTCGGTCGAGGAAGTGGATATTTCGTTGTTAAGCGCATCGATGACAGCCTGCTGCTTCTGCATCTCTGCAGTAGTCTTCTCGAGTGCATTGCGAGCAGCCGCCAAATCCGAAACCATGCCGCCCGTCTGCATGCCGACCGCCAGCTGACGCATGCCTGATCCGGATAGTCCCTGTCCCTGCGACTCGATCAGCTGCTTGCGGCGTTGGTAGTCCTCTTCCGCTTTCTTCAGAGCGGCTTCGTTTTCCGCTCGCTTCTTTTCGATGAGTCGCTTCTTGCGATACGCATCCTCCAGCTCTTCCTGTGCCGCTTTCATCTTGATCTGCTTCTCCAGCTGCTGCAGATAGTTCTGAATCGCTGCGGCGTTGTGGTTGTAGAGCACACCTTCATCAGACAAAGAAGCGTTGTAAGAAGGCATGATCTCTTTCAGCTTCTCGATTGCTTCGCGGCGGGTCTGGAGACTGAGCTTGTTGTTTTCGATGACGCGGGTAAGAGCATCTATCTTACCGGCCTGCTCGGCGTAACGCTCCGAGGCGTTCTTTTCCACACGAGCAAGGGCCAAGCGTTCATCCGAAGCCTTTTTCAGTCGCTGAGCATACAGGTACAGAGCTTGCGATACGAGTACCAAAGCAGCGATACCGATTGCGTACGGATTGCCCTTGATCCTCGTGTTCAGCAGTCGCTGAGCAGCGGCGGCACGGGCAGTGTTGCCTGTCAGCTTCGCGAGTACGAGGTTGTAGCGGAGAGCGGACACATGTATCGTCTTGAGCAGAGCGGCTTTGGTCTTCAGCGTGAGGTTGTGCAGTTTTTCGACCGCGACGGCGGCAAGCACCACGGCATAATAAGCTCCCAACGTGGTGATCACCAGCTGCCCGCCGGTCTTCACCGTCTTCCAATTCCGCTCGAGCCACGAAAATACCGCGGACAGCTTGGTCGCGACGGTATTGGACAGCTTGCTCGCTCCCTCCTCGAACGAGACGAAGTACCCGCCGACCTGTATCTGCAGATTCCGCCAAGCGGCCGCCTTGCGGGTGGCTGCTTCGGCTGCCGTGTCGATGCTTTTGCCGGACTGCGCCATCTCCTCATCGATGATCTTAGAGACCGCGAGCGTGAAGTCGCCTGTTTTCTTGAACTCCTCACTGATGCGAACCGAGGACAGACCGAGGTTGTCCAGGATCAGGACACTTTTTCGCCCGAGCCCCTTTACGATACTGTCAGCCAGATAGTCCACGCTCTCACCCGTGTCCTTAGCCCGCTGTTGGGCGAAGCTCAGCAGCTTGCCCATGTGCTCGATGGGTATGCCGAGGTTTTTTGCCTGCACGGTGAACTTCTTGAGCGAAGTATCATCCAGCAGCCCGCGCGTTTGCGCGCGAAGGTTGGCGAGGTAGTCCTTATCTGCGATCTTGCTGAAGGCATCATCGATACCCTGTGCCACGCCTGCCACGCGGGTACCCTCGCTGATGAAGTCCTTAGCCTTGCGAATAGCAAGCACGAAGCCGAGCATAATGCTTTGCAGAGAGAGCTGGTAACGAACAGCCTGCTTGAGTGATGCCCCGATGCCCGTCTCCACCTGTCGTGCGCCGACTTCCACCTCGCTCATCCGCTGCCGGACGGCTTTCAGTCTCTTCTCCAGCTCCGCCCACTCATGCGGAGAGAGGGCGCGGCTGGTGTTGTCCAGCTGCACCTTGAGGCGAGCGGCCTCGCGCTTGAGCTGAGCATACGACATATTCACGTAGCCGATCTTGTTCTTGTACTGCTCGAGGCGATCGGTGTTCCGGCGAATTTCGGCTGCCGTCTCCTTGTGGGCGGACTGGAGCTTTTGGTAGACGGGTAAGCCCTTGCGACCGAGCGTCTCGAGCTCGATCATCTTCTTGCGCCGCACCTCATTCGCCTTTGTCAGCTCCTTGTTTGCTTGCGTCAGCTTATGTACTTCCCGCTGCGCACGGGTGGAGTCGACGGACAAGATAAATTTTATTTCATCCTCTGACAGTTTGCCCTTCTTCATTTCGATATAGTGTTACGAGTTTATTCCTGATTGCCGGCTCCTGCCTCCAGTTCTGCCTTGATGCCCTGGCGGACGGAGTCGGTCAGTCCATACTTTAGCGTCGGCAGCACCGAGCCGTACATCACACCCCAGATGACGCGGTTGTACAGAGCAGCCTTATCAGCTGTTCGGATGCCCTTGCCCTTGGCGTACTTGATGTCGAGAAACCGGACATAGGCGAGGGTGTGCAGGTAGTAAGTCCTCCCCTTTTCGGGTACCTCGACGGGCACGCTTCCGAAGAAGTCGCGCATCCGCCCCGTGCCACCGGTGAAGTACTGAGCCGCAACTCGCTGCTGCACCGTGCTGATGCGACGGAGTCCGCCGCTCACGGTGCGGTGGATGAACTCCTTTTTGATCATTTCGTCGGTTATCATGCAGCAAAGAAACCGCGCGCGAGGAGGGTACAAAAGGACAGCACCCGACTCGAACGAACCGAATCGGGTGCTGCAAAAAAGTATGGGTAAAATTATTTTTCTTTCATCAGCCACATGAAACGCATCGATTGCGTACCGGGCTGTAGACCGAGGGTGAACCCTGCCTCCAGCAGGGCATCATGTACGGCGGTGGGCGTTAACCCCTTGATGTCGGGGTTGAGCTCGAGGATAGCCTCCTTCACTTAGAAGTGGGTGGCGTCATCCGCCTTTGCAGGGGAAAAGCGGACGCGGATCGCGTCCACATAGACCTGCAGGTCAGGAGTGGGCAGGAGTTCTTCACTCACTGGGCACCTCCTTTCCTAAGCACTCTTCCACCAGCGCGGTGACCATGCGCTGTATGTAGCGCAGATCGTCCGCTGTTGCATACTCCACCTCAAAAAACAAACCGCCGGCGTTTTCCTCCTTATCCGGAGGGACGCATCGCTTGTCGTCCTGAATCGAGAAGGAGTAAAGAGGAGTCTTCTTACCATTCACCTCGACGTCATAGCGTCCTGTGTAGAAACAATCGGTACGTATCATAACCGACCTCCTTCTGTTTTCGTGAGTGGAGCAGCAAACGAGATAGTACTATCATCGACATCGCTGCAGATGTCGAGTACAGTTTCGCCCTTCGCATCTACGCGAGAGCATACCTCGATATTCAAATGAAGCTCAACATACGAGGAGTCATCAGGGATAGTAGCGAGCATTTCTTCCAAACAGGTGCGAAAGAGGTCTTTCGCAGACTTATCAGATGAGCTCATAAAAAAGAAACTATTCGTCGTTCTCATTGCTCACCTCCTTCCTGGGACAAAGATACGAGGCGGACGTCCATACGGGCGTGCTCGCCGGAGATGCGCAGCGTCACTTCGTCTTCGAAGGTGATGGTGTCGACATCATACGACAATAGATCGTCGATGGCGAAGAAGTCCGTCATCACTTGACGCAGCTTTGTGAGAATTTCGTGGGTGGATCGATGGCATCGCTTGAGCGATACGTTAGGGTCTTGCTGCACTTGTGCAGCCGGTGCCGGAGACGGCTTCGTGCCCTTGAGGGCAGTTCTTTTGTTTGACATATTGCTTGATTACTTTTTAGGCGGTAAAAAAGCGGTACCGCCTGACCCGCTGTAATCAAGACTTTCGGCTCTGCCTGGCATTAACCAAGGCTACGGGGGTGCGATACCGCAATACTGGTCTGTGGTTAGGGTATAAAAATGCCTGCCTTGTATGTGTGGCAGGTCATTACTCCCACCGAAAGTTTGATTACGCAGCAAATATATTGTTTCTTTTTGAAACAGTAAGCTTTTTACGAAAAAAATCCCGTGTCACAATTGGCACGGGATTAAACATTTAAGTAGAACAATGGCTACGACTCGGTCTGCTCAATAAGCAGAGCAAGAGATTTGGCAATTGCATCTTCATGTATATAGATGTCATCAAGGGATGACAACAATACCTTTACCTCTTTCTTCCCTTCTTCAAATGTAGCAAGATATTTGTTTGCCGTATTGAAGTAGAAACGACAGATCGGCTTCCGATTGTTATCATCGAGCAAGACTCCGAAATAAGACTGCGTATCACGAGATGCAACACGGTCGATACTGATATATTTTCGCAGAATGCCTTTTACAATCATATAAGCCTCTTGTTCTTCTTCCGTTGTTACAACAGCTGACGTCTCTACAGCATCCGACTCCTGATCTTGTCCCTCTGTCTCTTTCGTTTTGTCCATGACTGTCTTGAAGCGAGCTGTAATCAGATCATTGATGACTGACTTGAAAGACTTTTGCGTAAGGTCCTTGAACTGCTCAAATATTTTAGCGGTGATAATCCCATCATAAACTTGCTTCGCAAAGAGTCGAACTAACTGCTCGGACGGCTCATTCATTTCAGACAAAATCAAATCTTTTAGTTCCTTCATATACTTCAGCTCACTTGCTGTGCTGAGAATCTTTTCGACATCGAAATATGATTTGTGGAACTGCTTCAACTCCTCAATCTGATGTTCTCGAAGGTCAAGCATATTGACTTCAAGGAAAGGTTTCTCATCCATCTTGTTCGCTTGATCCAAATCGGTATAAAATCGGTATACAATACCATTGGTCAAGACCCCAAATTTAGCGGAAGAAACATGAAAGTAGCGAAGCAACTGATTGTCTGCGAGCGTAAGCGTATCCTTCCAGTGCTTACACTCAATCAATATAATCGGCTCGTTATTCCGCATGATTGCATAGTCAATCTTCTCTCCCTTCTTTGTACCTATATCGCAGGTGTATTCCGGAACGACCTCCAACGGATTGAATACATCATACCCCATTGCCTGCATGAATGGCATAATTAGAGCGTTCTTGGTCGCTTCTTCTGTCTGAAGATTGTCTTTCAGTTTCTCTATCCTTTCAGATAGTTGTTTTAAGATGTCTCTGAAGTCCATAGTTTTTATTGTTTAGAAAAGGTAGACAAATATACATACAAAAGGGTTCAATCCGAAACAAAAATAACAAATCCCCCGTCTCCGGAGAGGCGGGGGATCGATCGGCGGTATTGCCGTATCAGGTCAAGCTGACTGCAGACAATTCGGTTCCGATTCTGTTTATCTCTTTTTCGATCTTGCTCATCTGCTCCTTGCTGATGTATTGCCCTCTCTTGTACTGTCTCATGAGAGAGGGATTGATGCCGATACGCTTAGCCAGCGCAGATACGTTGATAAAGGAGTAGTAGTCGAACAAGGAGGCGATATCGTAACGATACTCCCAGTTGAAGTTTCTTAACTCCGCCGGAAGCTCCTCACTTCCGTAAGACTCGATAACCTCTTTCACAGAGTTCTCAAAGTCAAATATAGCCTCCGCCACAGTGCTACCCGATCCCATGATCGTGAAATCCTGAAGATCAGGAGTAAATACGAAGAATGTTCCCTCGCTGTTTCTTTCTACTAAAGCTGTCGTTTTCATAATCGATTCTATATTATTCTATATTATTTATATCCAGAGGGTGCAGATAGGGCTTAGAACCCTATCTGCTTTTTTAGTTTGTTAAAGGTGCCGGTCGCTATTTCTTGTTTGCCATGCCGACCAATCTGTATCGCTCCCGGCTTCTCAGGGTGACGATATATATCGTGATTGGCACCTGAGCGGTGGAGCACCCACCCTTTCTTTTCGGCTATCCGCCTGAGTTCATTCCATTTCATACACCTGTCATTTGATTACAATACAAATATATAACATATTTGTTATATACGCAACTTTTTCGGAGATTTTTTTAGAAAGAATCCCGCCTCGGACATAGCCGAAGGCGGGACAGAAAGGAGTGTAATCAATGACAGCACAAATATACTCAATCCGCAACTACAGCATATCCCGTCCGGATCAGGTCTGTGAGGAAAGCATCCTCGCTGGAGGTATCTACCTCTTTGTCGTAAAGGGAGCGATACCGCTGAGCGAACTCGATCATAAAACGGCCGTTGTCGCCCGGGTCAGACAGCCGGCTGCCCTCACGCAAGAGGGTGACAAATTCGTTTGCGGAGGCAGCCGCTATGCTGCCCCCGTCTTGCAGGGTGTACTTATTCTTCTTCATCTTCTTGTTCGTTTTTGAATTTCAGGGTTCTGTATTTTATGTACGTAAAGGTATCTTCTTCGAGTATCGCTTGCAAGTCGTTTATCGAGCTGCCTGCGAAAATGCCATCCTGTTCGCTGAACTTGATCAAGCTCTCGAGGAAGCGTACCCAGTAGTGTATCTTCTCAAACTCCGTAGTGCCACCGTGCTGGCGGAACTCGATACTGCCGTGGCGTACGTAAGCCTCTGCGTTTATCTTGCGATACCGCGTTTCGAGTACCGTCGTTATATCCTCGACGCGCTCGGCGCGCTCGATCTTGCTTTCGAAGTCGGCTATCCGGGAAAAGCCTTTGCAATAGTAGTTGTTGCGGCGGCTTTGTGGCATGAAGTTGTCGATGATGCTCTCGAGGCGTGCGTAGTTGATCAGGATATTCTTCCACGTGCGGAGGGTGAAGTCGCGTGCGTTGATATGTACGTGCATCCCGCAGCTGCTATTCACCTTCGCGTTTACTTTCTGCAGAGCCTTGCAAACGCGCTTTACCTGCTTCAGCCCGTCTTCGCCCTCGAGAATCGGGCTGACCAGCTCGAAAGGGTTGCGTCCGCGGATCGAAGAGTCGGGTACCAGCTTCCAGTGTGGGCGCGTGGTGTGGTTGTATCCTTCGCCCTTGCACTCGATGCCCGCGCGGCGGAGGCTGTCGAGGAGGTAGGTTTGGTTGACGCCGTGGGCTTCTATCTCGATGCCGAAGCGGCGTGTAAAGGCGGAAGAGGAAAGGCGGGTCGTGATCTGCTGTATCGCCGCCGTGCCCTGCATCTTCTTATATACGTTATATACAAAGCCGTAATTTCCGTTCGTTACGAGGTCGGCTACTTGGCGGCGGGTGAGTCCGAGCTGCAGGAGCTGCTGAATCTTGCTGGTTTTCGTTGTGTTTTGCGAAAGAATTCGCTGTACTTGCTGTTCCATATCGGGGTTCTTTTCTGTACGTCTAAGGTCGCTACAAAAAACGGAACACGCAAGTCTTAACGCGCTTATTTTCAGCGCGTTAAGATAGTTTATAGTAGTTGTATTCAAGTGATTACTTCGGCTTGCCGGATAGCGTATCGAAGCCGGAGCGCGAGAAGATCATCGTCCAGCCGGCAGACGCCAAAGCCGGGGCCTCGAAGGGGGTTATGGAGTGCTCCCTGGCGATGCCTCGATAGAAAGGATCATGGTTGCAGCGGAGCTTGAGTATCTCGTTCCGTATCTTGACCAGACGGCGCAGGCAGTCCTCCGTCATCAGAAGCTGCTCCACAGAATCGAAAGAGCTATCGCGGAGAGGGCACGCAACGGTAACAGCCAATCGCGCGGAGTCGGAGAACTGCCCGGGCGCGGTGGTGGAATGCTCGAACTCGCCGTAATCGACGAAGAGATACGGCCCGTCGAGGATGGAGGTGACGCGCGTGGTTACCTTCTCGAGGGTCGGACCGAAAACGAACTGGGGCACGATGCCCAGATAGGTCTGCTTGCCCAGCTCCGCGATCAGATCGGAATAACCGGCGACGCTGCTGGATCCTGATGTGAAGTTCGCCATCACGCCCTCGAGCGTGGAGAACTTGGCGAAATATTTTACGACGTCGATAAACATGAGCTTGAGGGTTAGGAGTGGATGATCTGTGAAATGATAGTGAGCGGTACGCCGGTCTTCTCTTCGATGTCGAGGAGTTTGACGCCGGCGTCGTGCAGGGAGCGAACGCCCTCGATGAGCTTGTTGCGCATAGATTCGAGGAAGCGGAGTACGGGCATATCCTCCACCTCCGAGGCGGAGCCGATGCCGTCCGCGCACAGGTGGTAGAGGGATGCGTCCAGTCCGACGGCGTACTCCTGCGACCCTTCCGACTGCTGGCGGTTGTTCTTCAGCAACGCGAATCGGGGAAGGGAGAATATATAAGAGGCGAGTGCTCCGAACTGGAAGGCGACGGCGCGGATGACCAAGCCGTCCGCCTCCGAAATTTTGTCCGCCAGCTGCTCCGCCCGGCGGTGCACTTCTTCAGCCGAGTATGAGGAGCCGGCATAAAGCGTGAGTACAAGGCGGAGCAGGGCAATCGGACTGCCGGCGGAAAGCAGGTCGAGCGCGTCGATGAAGCGGATGGACTGCAGGTCGGTGGACAGCATGTCGCCAGCGGTGCATACCGTGTAACCGGTAAGATCCTCGCCGGCGATCGTGATCCGCGGCAAGAACTGCTTCGCGAAAAGGGGCTGCCGCATCCGGTATGCCTCTTCTTTTTCATCGTACTCGAGCAGGAAGTCGACGGAGCTGGAGATAGAGAACAGATTCTCGCCGCCGCCGCTCTTGAACACCTTGCGGTGGTCGAGTCCCAGCGCGGTACATACATACAATGACTGCAGCGCTGCCGGTGACAGCTCGCCCCGACTCCACTGCTCGAGCAGGTCGAAAGTGGGAACGAACATTTCGTCCGAAAGCAGCTGCCAGCGATTAGGCACCGAGTAGGTGGCGGTTTCCGTGGAGAAGGAGATAAAAGGTGCGTTCATATCAAGCGAGCAGGACTATCTTATCCGATTCGTTGGCGCAAATACCGGAGCTGCCCACAGGGCGAGAATCCGAGAGGGCTGCCACTACTGCAGAAAACGAGGTCTCCGCCTCCGCCCGAAGTCGAGCCGCCAGTTCGCGGACGGATGCAGAGAGGTCGTTGGTACCGCGAGGTGATTTCTGTTCGGAGAAGAGGTTGCGGATATTCAGGGGGAGCTCGCTGACATCGAAGCGAAGCAGTGCCAGCGAAACGACAATCTTTGCGAATGCCAAGCGGAGCTGTGCGTTCAGCTCCGGAAAGTTGATTTCCGTCGGGTCTTTCTCCTCGGCGGCGCGCAGCTTGCTGAAGAGCTGCGAATACTCGAGGTAGGCTTCGCGCTGGAACGGGAGGGTGCGGAAAAAGAAGTGATACGAGAGGTCGATCGGGTATATATCATCGAAATCGGCACAGGTACGGATGGGCACCTCTGCCAACAGGCGCGCCCAGCGGCTGCCTTTCCACTCGACTTCGTACTTAGCAGAAGTGCTGACCACTTCCAGGAGCGAATCCATCGCACTGTAGAAGTTGTCCGCATACTGCCGTCGCATGGCTTCTACTTCGTATTTATACATGTCCGCTTTTCCGCTGATCCGCTTCTCCACACTGTCGAAGGCGATATACTTCATCATTAGCAGGTTCGCCAACGCGGAGCGGATATACTTCCCCTCCGTGGAGGTTTCATCTGCTTCTACCACACGCGCCAGCAGGGGAGCCGGCAGAACGGCGGCGAGCTGCTTTTCGGCGGACGGCATGACACCGGTCAGCGCATCGATGGAGTTGCCGGCTTGGAATCCGGATACGTACCGCCGCAGAGTGGCGGAGTCGGGGAATAAGGTCTTGAGCATGTCCATATTATTCGCTTGCTTTGTTGGAGAGACGGTTCTTTGGAGAGACCTCCGACTGCTTTGCCGGCAGCGGACGATAGAAGCCGATACGGTAGCCCTGCTTGTAGAGTTCCGGGAAGTTGACGCGGATTGCCCAGTTGAATGGTTCGCAGCACTTTTCGTCATCGATGGTCAGGGTCATGAGGTATAGCAAGAGGTTGTAGTAAGTGTCCGAGCCGCTCTTGCTGATCATGCCCGGCTTGGAGATAGCCGAGATGGAGCTGTCGAGACCGACGGAGCTGACAAGCACTTCGTCGATGCGCTTGTCGTGGTTGTCGAGGGCTTCGATATACTCTTTGTACTTGAGGTCGATTTCCTCGATCTTCCATCGCTGCTCGTTCCCGGAATTGTCGGTAAACGAGAAGGAGCTGAAGGCCTTGCCCTGATTGCGTGATCCGGACAGGAACTTGGAAATCTGCCGGAGCTGGTTCTGGATCAGGAGCACCAGGTTGGACTCCATGAACTCGGTACCGACATCGATACCCTCGAACAGATTGGCAGATTCGCCGGCTTTCACGCGCTTTTCGTTCTCCTTGCAGATAGCCTTCATCTGCGTTCGTTTCGCTTCCACCCAGGCGTTCGGGATCACGACATGCACCTTGGCGGCAAGGGCATTTTTCAGGAAGCTGCCGATATAGACCGGCAGGTCGTTACTGGTCTTCAGGAATTCCTTTATACCCTCGTACACTTCGTTCAGACCGTAGATTTCGCCGGGGCTGCTCTCCTTATGATGGGAGATGGCGGCGAACTTATACCTGTCTGCCTCGCGCAGGCGGAACAGGGGGTATATCTTGTACGATGAGGCGGACTCGCGATAGTTGCCGTAAGCGACAACCGAGAAGTCCGAGTACGAGAGCGGCGTCCGATCCGACACGGGTTTCTGGGTACCGAGTCGGCAGAAGCGGTTGTCCACGAACTCCAGCCCGGCAAACCGAACGGCACCGCCCACCCCGGGAGCTGCAGACGTCCGCCACTTCACGAAGAAGTCCCGAAAAAAATAGAACGACTTGATGCAGGCGGCGGCGAAGTCGGTGTACGACATCTCGATGCCGTTAGCCTGCCAGCTCTCCAGCCAGCTCTGTATATCGTCCTGCTTCACCCAGTTCCGGCTGATCCCGTCATCGGCACCGGATTGCCCGTCCTCATCGGTGATTCGGTAGATGCGTGGGCCACGACCATACAGCAGTTCCACCTGTTTGTTGATCAGGGAGGGCATCAGGCGGTTGGCCTTTAGCGACTCCGCAATCTCCTCGCAAGAGGTGTCGGCGGCACCACGGCAGAGTAGCCTGTAAGCACCGACGGTCTTATACGATTCCCCTCGCTGGGGATGGTGGTTGGAAGTGTCGCTGAACAGCGGATCATCCAACCCGTCGATGGAGAAGGCAAGCACGGAACCTTCTCCGCTATAGACGCCGAAGCGTCCGAGTGTTTGTATCATAACCAGTCAATCTTTCTGAGCGTGAAGTTATCATGAGGGAAACCCATGTAGCGGATAAGGATCTTGTAGCACATCTTGTTGTTGCCATCCTTATCCTTGAAAAGAAAGTAGTTCTCGCTCGCTACCGAGAACGCCTCTTCGGGTAGGGCGCGCCGAACCTTGCAGCCCTCGAGTACGCGGAGGGTCGTGCCGACCTTGCCCGTCTTCCGATTGTATGGAAAGAACGCGATCTTGAAGCAGCCCTCGGGAACCTTCGACAGCTCCCTGGCCCACTCGAGCGCACGAACTCCTTTGAGATTATCCATGATGCGAAAGTAGCGTCCGACCCACCGCCTTAAAAGGACACCCCCACCCCCTCCGTCACATTTCCCGACCCGCGGCTCGCATTGCGACCCTGCCGCTTCCCCCAGCGGTACGTGGGCTTTCGCGGTATTTGAATTTTTTGCTTCACAGTTTTGAGAGCTTAAACCTTTGCGACACAAAAGGATAGTATATTTTTCAAAGTCAAACGACCCACATTTTATATACGGGGCGGTTTGTTTTTGTGTCTCCTCGGTGGTGTTATATCGACATATTACTCGGAAGATTATCCGGGAACGGATTATATTCCGATGGCATTTGTCCGGAATAGCGTCCGTACAGCAGATAGATAAGCGCGGAGGGGAGCTGTGTAGTGAGTCCCGCCTGGTGCCTGAGCGGAACTCTGCGCTCGCTGGTCTTGTCCAGCTCGATACGTCCATCGCTCATTTTCTTTGGCGACAGCATGATTGAACTACACAAGTTCGCGCACTCGTTTTCGTCGATGAGAACTCGGGGCATAGAATTGTTCGGCCCGAAGATGAACAGCAATAGTTTGTACTGCTGCCAGTGGTAGATGGTTGCGCGACCTTCGTCCATCAGTTCCACATCGAAGCCATAACTCTCCAGTTCCCTCTTCAGAATTTTTGCGTCGGTCGTTATCTGCTCAAGCTCTTCTTTTCGCTTGTTGGCAGCGCGGTCGAAGTATAGCAGTATCCTTTTGTTTTTTGCGTAGGCTCCGAAGAAGCGATAAAAGTCCGAAGCCATTTCGGCCTGCCCCGCCGGAGCGACGGTGTAGAACTCTTTCAGGATTCGCAGGGCCTCGGCATCGTTACTCTCCTGACCGACAACCAAAGAGGCGAAAGCACCCGGGTCGTATCCGAGCAGAAGTTCTTTCCCTGAATTGTAGTACTTCAGAAAAGAAGCGTTCATCTCGAAGTGATCCTTCAGATCGATCTTCATAATATCCTGGTACCTGTACCCATCGTTGTACTGGTGCTTCGAAGGTTCGTAAGCGGCAAAGAATCTATCCACGACAGCCCGCTTCCGGATAGCGCATATAGCTGTAAGGAACTCATCTATATCCAGCGTCTCCAGCTGGGTCTTGAAGAACTTCGGCCCGAGTATATCTTTGTTCACCAGCGATGATGCGCGCGCATAGTAAGTAGCATTCCGCCTCATCTCCGCCAGTCGTGGGTTCCACTTCTTCAGAGCCCTTTCGATTTTCTCCAGCTCCAGCCGAGCGGCTTCCTGAACGATTGGGTTCTTCTCCGCCCGGTTGCCGAATTCGATCTGGCTTTTTCGGTAGAGCATTTCGTTTATGTAATAGGATACGGAAGCTATTTCATTGATCAGCTCTGTATCCATATTGCGTTCATACTCTTCGAACCAGTTGTCCTCACCCAAGTCGACTCGCGCCGTGTCGGATACGCCGGTGATGCCCTGGTAGTACGGCGACTGTCTCGCGCGCAGGTCGGCACCACGAAGAGAGGGGAACAATCGGGTCTTCAGCTTTTCGCCTTTCTGGTGTTTCATCTCCTCGATGAAGGCATGCACACCCGATCGACCTGCAACGGATTCGGGCTGGTCGCTCGATACCAGCTGAAGGTGGAAGCCGTTACGAAATAGGATGCTGTGCTTCGGGTAAACGATCGGATACCTCGGTCGGCGGAAGTGTCCCGGTATCTTGCTCTCTCCGACAACGTAGTCGATACCGTACTCAAGCATCGAACGTCGCCCGTCTTGGATAGGGCGACTGAACCAAGCCTGTATGTTGGGCCAGATGTTGGTGAGCAGTGCGGCATAGGTCTTGTGCACGAGAAACCCCAGCTCGGTAGGCATCGAGTTTGCCACCTTCAGAATGCGTGGGCCGAACACTCCCTCGGTCTTTCCGCCGGCGCGGGCAACCTCCATGATCTGGACGTTCGCGTCCACGAGGTTCGCGCTGATCTGCATCCGGTTCATGTAGTACGACTCTCTGATATCCTCAACGAGGGGTGCCGCAACGGATTCTTTCAGGTCTTTCATTCCGTGTAGATTTCTTCAGCTTCAATATCCTGGATGTTCGCATCATTGAAGAGGCGAACCTTTTCTTTCTGATCAATTGGAAGCCCATCGATGAGGCGGCGATAGAATCCATCGTTGCTCTTCTTTGCTATTGCCTTGAGGCTCTTCTTCTCGAATCCCAAGTCGATCAGACTTATGTCCGGTGAAATGATGAATACCGGTGCCCAAGCCTGCTCGCGGTTGGCGGCTTCAGAAGCGCGGACGCGACATTCGTGCGCGGAGTTGTAGCATTTGTAGGCAGTCTTGATATCATCAGAGGCGATTGCCAACGAAGCCAAATCCTCGTACTTGTCTGCGAAATCGGTTTCCCAAACTTTGGTCGCGACATTGTTGTCGATAGCAAAGTAAGACATCGCTGCATAGATGCGAGCCTTGCAGGTGCGGATGTCGACCGTTATTTTCTGCGACGCAAGAATACGAGTGCGCAAGCTCTTCGCCGCACGGGTGATGTTCCGCTCTGTGCTATATATCTCCGCAGCCCACTGGAGCTGGCGGACGAATATTTTCATCTCTTCAGACATAGCAGAAGATACCCCTGTAATGAGGAACGATTCCACGATGTCGGGATGAAGTTTTTCCAATTGATCAATAAAGGTCATATTCCGAATTTTTCTCGTTTGATGTCCGCGACCTTTCTGTCGCGGATGCGATCGGCGCGCAGCTTGACGGCGTCCACATCTCCGGTCTCAGCCTGCTTGGAAAGAGCCGCGTCGATATTCCACTCACCGATAGCCGTTCCGGCGATGTACTCAGAATTGAGTCGGTCGCCTTTTGTTCCGATGCGGATAATCAGCTCGGCACGCTCGAGACCCTTCAGTCCGAGTAGGTCAGCGATCCGCTCGGGCGTGTACCCGAGCGAACCATACGTCCTGACCTTGCCGCTATAATCCTGTATCAGCAATGTCTTGTCTGCGTCCATCACGTATGAGAGTTATGGTCTTAGAAGGGAACATCTGTCGATACCGGCGGACGGATGCGTCCACGTAACGCGGATCCAGTTCGATCGCTCGGCATACGCGGTCGGTCTTTTCGCATGCGATAAGCGTAGAGCCGCTTCCTGAGAAAAAGTCGATGACCGTATCTCGAGCTTGAGATGAGTTCTGGATCGGATAAGCGATAAGCGGGATCGGCTTCATGGTCGGATGGATGGCGTTCCGCTGCGGACGATCGAACTGCCAGACGGTCGACTGCCGGCGGTCGGAGTACCACTTGTGTGCAGCTCCCGGCACCCAGCCGTACAGTACCGGCTCGTGTTGCCACTGGTAGTCTTGGCGACCCATGGCAAATGAGTTCTTCATCCAGATACAGCATTGGGCGAACTTGAAGCCGGCTTCCACGAATGCGCGGCGGAAGTTGGAGCCCTCTGTGTCGGCATGGAAAACATAGATAGCTGCACCCTCGTGCATGACAGATTTGATGCTTTTGAAGACTTGACGAAGGAACGACAAGAATTCGTCGTTCGACATCGAGTCGTTCTCGATAGTCATCTGCTCTTCGGTCTCTCCCACATAGGATACGTTGTAGGGAGGGTCGGTAACACAGAGGTCTGCTTTCTCTCCTTGCATCAGGAGGTCGACAAATTTTTTAGACTGACAGTCACCGCAAACCAGGCGGTGATCCCCCAATACCCAGACGTCGCCAAGCCTTGATACACACTTCGACTCTTCCGAAACTTCCAGCTCTACATCATCGACATCTTCGAGCTCCGAATCAGGAGAAAGACTATAGTCGATTGTTTCTGCGCTTGCAGGGGTCTCGAACGCAATCGGCTCAAAGGGAAGCTCGAAAGTATCGAGCGTATTTCGGTCTATCTCGTGTCGTTCGAAAAGAAGCGAATCTTGATTGATCGTCGCGAATGAAGAATTGAAAGCTGCAATCTCTTCTACAGCTTCCTTCTTCGATGAAGCCTGTATAGGCTGGTAAGGGATGGGCGGAATATCCCAGCCTCTTTGACGAAGACCCATCAATGCTTTCTTGCGCTGGTGGGCATCGATGATGTACAACTTACCGTCTTCATCCCGCCAGGCCGTGAAGGCATACTTGAAGCCTCGCTCGATGATAATCATCTGCAGCGCCTTCAGCTTCTCAGTATCCTCGAGCTTGAAGTCTTCCTGCAGCTCGATGAACTCGGAGACATCCGCTACTGGGAGGTTACCCAGGTTATAGACTGTTATCTGTTTCATGCTCTAAAATTTTTCGGAACACCTCCATCCGCTCACGATGCTTATCGCGCAGGCGTTCGTTCTTCGTTATATCCTTCTTTTTTTTCGGATCGCGTATGTAGCTATCATAGCGATCGACATTTTTTTTGCAGTTGGCAAACTCTTTCAGGAAAGCTGCCGGGTTGCTATCCTTCAGCAGCTGCAAGTCTCGATGTTCCGCGCGGTGAATGACAAGCGGATGTTTGCAGAGGAACTTACCTGTCAGATTGTAGGACTTCAATTCTTCGAAGACCATATTCTGACGAATCCGCGCTTCCGCCAGTTCCTTGATGTCCTCCTCCGTCGGGCTGGCATCGATTCTAAGCGACAACTCTCGCATGAGACGGAATTCGTCGATGCGAGAGTTGTACAAGACTGTCGCAAGCTGAACGTCTGGGTTGCTCAGCTCACGCCATTTGATCAGCGGGTATTCGTCTTCTTTTTGCTTTTTTGCGGACGCTTCCCACTTTTTTTTTGCTCGTTCAAATCTTCGGCGATTTCGGACACCTGACCTTCAAGATCATCCATACGACCATTCAGATCATCAGGCTGACCAGAGAGGTCATTGACTTGATCCTTCAGACCCGAATTTTCTTCATCCGTGTCGGTGTCTGCTTCGGTGGTTCCGTCACCGTCCTGATCTGGAGCCTGCTTCTCCTCAGTTTCGCCATCGGCGTTTCCGTCGGGCTGATCTTTAGGAGATTCAGCTTCGGTGGTCTCAGGATTCTCTTCATCCGCGTCTGTGGAGGTTTCAGTAGTT